CTCGTTCATAACCAAGCGCGAACGCAGGGCATCAACGAACTGATCGCCAAGATGGTCTGTTCCGACCAAATGACCACCGGCTGTAGCTGTGCCAACAGTCAAGTCACGACGACCGGACCAGAAGCTGTCTGGTGCGTAGAAGCCACGCGCCTCACGGCCAGAACGCTTTGCGATTTCCTCAGAAACCTCACGCTCAAGACCTTGCAGACCGGAGCCATTTACCAGACCGCGGACAGCTTTCATAAAGCTATAATCACGCTGTTCTTTGGCTGACATATCAACCGCACCGGCTGACTGCTCAAGTGGCTTGCCTTCGCCGATGGCGTCCAGCAAAGTTGCGCGGAATTGCGCTACAGTTTGACCCGCACCGATGGCCTCATCAGCCAAATCGCGGCGGTTATGCTTAACGGCAAGATTGATGATTTCTTGCGCGTTCTTTTGAAATTCACGCTTGGCAGCTTCTGCGGCAGCTTCGCGGATTTCTTCGTGATTAACTTCGGTCATTTTGACCTCCTTTTTCTCAATCACTGGTTCGATAATTTCAGCACTGCGATTGACGCCTACACCGGCATCGGCTGGCACACTCACAATACTGGCTTCATACGGAACCCACGAGCTAATTGCGACTGTCCCATCGCGTTCGTTCTTTTGTTCCATTTCGCGGATTTGGTATCCGATGCTGACATTGCTTCGGATGCCGTCCTTGACGTCTTGATAAACCTCTTGGGCCAGTGCGCTTTTTCCAAAGCGAACCACAGACCGCAACCGGCGATCTGCTTGATCCAAATAGGTGCGCTCAATGACGCCAATCTGTTTTGTCAGGTCGTGATCCAGCAACAAGGGCGCGTGGCCGCTGTTCAACCTTGACAAATCTACCGCGCCATCAGTGTGGCGCAAAACCTCTAAACCGAAAGACCGCTCAACCGGTTCCTCAGAACTGATTGACATTCTGACGCGGCGGTCATCTTCTTCCACCATATCAGCGGCGCGGGCGCGAAACACCAGTTCCCCGCGATCTAGCCGATCCTCAGTTTGTACAATTTCGTTTTCCATTGGTGCATTATCCACCAAATCGTCAGTTTTTTCAATCTGGTCATCTTCAAGCATTTCAATGCCCCTTTCGCCTTCGTCTATACGGTCAAGAGCGGCATCTTTCGCTCTGGCCCACGTTTGTCCAGCATCACCGCCCCACGCGGCCCACGCAACGCGACCGGCCGATGGGTAACCATCTTCGCCCGCGCTGAAACCTTCGGCTTGCTTGTCAACCTCGTGACGGCTGAAAAAGCTGTGCATCCGGCGCACTGTATCGGCAGACAGTTCTTGCCGGTTGGCAAGTTGTGTGGCGCGGGCAACTGCGACATCTGTACCGCCTTGTTTGCCTTCTTCCCGCCACTTTTTGAACTTGCGGGCCTCTGCTGCCATTCCTTCAGTGGGCGTCAGGTTTATCTCAACGCCTTTATACGTTGCCATCGTCTTGCCCCACGTCTATTGACGGCTGTGCCGGTAGCTTGGTGCCAAACGGCTGGAAAGCGGTGTCGATGCCGTACCGGTCAGCTAGTTCGCCCTCGCGATTGATCTGCTCAAAGATTTCCTCAGTGTCACGTCCATATTGTGAATGCACATCTTGCAAGCTGACGATGCCGTTGTTGAGCGCAGTGACGCTTGCTTGGATTTCCTTTTGTGGATCAACCCAAGCAAAACCGCGTGGCCGGTAGATGACTTGATCCGCAAACAAATCATATTTGCCCATCGGCAGATTGATGCGTCCGACTGTGATTGCCATTTCCAGCCAAGCGCGATAAATCGGATCAACAAACTGGTCGATCATAAACTGCTGCACCATCTTGAAATGGTCGCGGTCCTCAATCGTACCTTGCCGGATTGATGAATAGCTGACGCCTTCGAGGTTGTTGGCAAGCGACACATAACTGACGCCAAGGCCAGATGCGATACCGCGCAAAATAGCTTTTTCAAACTCATCGAAACTTTCGGTTCCGCTTGATGGATCAAACGCTTGGAAAGACATACCTTGAGGCAATTGCGTAAAAGTGCCAGGGGATGCATCCATAATTGGCGCGTGATTGTCATAATCATCACCAATAAAGCCGTCACCTTCTGGACTTGTGAAGAAACCCATCTTTGAGGCGGCAACACGCGCATTGACAAGCGTGGCTTCCTCATAACCGTCCAGCATTTTGAGCCGTGACAGCACGTTAGACATCCACGGCACACCTCGCGTTTGTCCGGCGCGGTCTTGCAAATAACAGTGAATGATCTGATCGGCTGGCACAATCTTATGATGACGCTTGGTCTTGCTGCCATAGCCTTGATCGTGGTGTGGATGATCCTCGAACAGATAATAGTTGACCGGCGCACCAGTTCGGCGATCCAGTTCAACACCCATCCGAACCTCGTTGCCGTTATTCAGTCTGGCATCGTAACCCTCATCCAAATAATCAGCTTCGAGGAATTTCAACGAAAAGCCGAAAGGATTGCCAGCGGGGTTCTTGATTTTCTGGATCAACACCTCGCCATCGCGGGCCAGTGTTTCAATGAACAGCCTCTGTGCTTGTGACCACGACATCCGGCCATCGACTGTGCAAAAACCGGCACGGCCCCACGCTTGCCACGCTTGTTCAATGATCCGGTTGCCAACACTGTCAAGCGAACCATCATCATTGCGCTTGCGAACCTGTATCCGCACACCGGCGGCCCCGACCACATTTGTGGTCATTATTTGCAGATAGCGGCGGGCATATGGGTGATTACGGCTTATTTCGCGGCATCTATCGCGCAAAATACGCAATGACGGCTTGATTTCACTGTCGGCTGATCGGCTGCTAGATATGAAATCACTGAACAATCTGCCAGTGTCTGCACCGTGATAAGCCCGAACCGCCTTGCGTGGTTGAGGCTTTGCTTTGAAAAAGTCAAAGATGCCCATTGTTAAAACCTCACTAGGACAGTTTGGCCGGTTGTTTCACCGGCTTCTGCGCGTTCTTTTGCCCGCTCTTTTGCATATTCCTTGCGGTAGTAATCACGCGCTTGGATCAATTCTTCATATGACATCTTGGTCAGCGAACGACCGTTGATCGAATAGCTTGAAACATCTGCATCGGCCTTGCCTTGCAGGATGCTTTCGATTTTGTCGATCATTATTTCGGCGTGACTGCGCGGGTCTGCACCGTTGACGTCCAAATCTTCGACAGCGGTGAACGTGCCGCGCTCAATGACCACGCGGTTGCCGGTAGCGGTTTGCGTGACCTCTAATTGCCAGTGATAAAAGCCCGCCACATATGTTGCAGTTGTTGCGCTATCTACCTCAAAGACATATGTGCCGCCTGTCTCTGTGGCCGCTACCTTTATCTCTGTTGACCCACCAGCTGTGATGCGGGCGACATATTCCATTGAATAGTCGGCCAGCGGATAATCATCCACAAGGTCGGAGCGTTTCCAAAGAAGATAATCACCGATGACGATGGTTTCGGGTGCCTGACCGTCCGGTGCCTCGTCTACATCAAATCTGTTTGCCATTATTTACCGCCAATTATTGACAAAGCCGCCTTGCCGTGGTCGGCGGGCCAGTGGGTTCGGCTGTTGCGGCTGCGGTGTTGGTTCTGGTTCCGGCGCATTGACGACCCTATCGGCAACAGCGTTAATATTCAGCGACAAGATACACAAAGCCGCATATGCGTACACGCGGCAATCTAGTGCCTCGTTCCTTGTGCGGGTCTTAACAAAGTCGCGGCGTGGAAACCCTTTGTGATATTTGGTGACGATTTTTTCACTATTAGCCAGCTGCTGATAGTATTCGTCTGACCTTCCCGCCGGAAAATGGCAATAGCCCGCACCCTCTGATTGTATCCTAAGACGCGAAAAAATCAATTCCTTGATTGGAAATGTGCCAATCGAGAACAATTTAATCTTGCCAATGTTATTTTTCGTCGGTCGAGATACAAGTGGCCGCTGTTCACCGCCCATACCTTTGATGGCGAAAATGCGGCGGCCTTCGCGTGGCCTGACGAAATTATAGACAGCTTGCGTGTAATGACCACCACTGTCGATGCAAGCCGCTCGAATGCCCAGCTGTCGCCCACTTTCGGTCACAAAACTGCCTTTGAGGATATTATCCAGATCATTCCACAGATGCGGCGTTGATGGATCGCCATACAGGGTTTTGTAATCAATCGACCAACTTTCTTCATCGCGGCCCCATCCGACAATTTCCAACTCTAGCCGGTCATCCTGCACGTCAACGCCAGCTGTGACGACCACAACGTCATCCGGCAGTGTGTGGCTGTAATCGGCTTCGCGGCTTTGGAAATCAATGTCTCCGACCGTTTCACCAGCATCTTCCCACGTTTCTGCCAAAAAGGTGTTGACAAATACCCTCAAGGTGTCGGCGGCTTTCTTTGCCACTAGGAAATCCCTCACAGCGTCCGACATTACGGTCCAAGGTGAATAAAGGCCGTTAATGTGGAAACCAGCAACGCCGGTGAAATCAGCGGTGGCGACCCACTGACCCTTGCGAACCGAACGATTACGCTTTGCATCATCCCAGACGCTACCACACGCCTCACAAGCATAAATGGCTGTCTCCGGCTTGTCTTTTTCCCATTTTACGTTTGACCATTTCAGCGTCTGCACTGTGCCGCAATCTTCGCAAGGCACAAAGTACTGTCGCTTGTCGCTTTCATCGTATTGACTTTCGATCATTGACGCGCCTTTGTTGGTCGGCGTGCTAACCATCACCATTTTACGATTGTGGAACGTGGCAGAGCGTTTGCGGGCCAACAGGATCGGTGAACCTTCTGATCCGGCACTAGATGGATACCGGTCCACCTCATCGCACAAAACAACGCGAATTGGCCTTGATGCCAGACCAGCCGCGCTATTGGAACCGACCAAGCTAATATGGCCGCCAGTAAAAACCTTGTGCGTTGTGGTGTTATTGGCATCACGGCTGCGCGGGTCTTTAACACTGCCTTTGAGTGCAGGTGTGTCTCTGAGCATTGGAGCCAAACGGTCTTTTGAGAATGCTTGTGCCATTTCGAGCGTTGGCTGGACAAGCAGGATTGGCGCAGGGTCGTGATGAACGTGAAAGCCGATGACGTTCAACAGCATTTCAGTTTTGCCAACTTGCGCGCCCGCCATCACCACAACGTCACGCAAAGT